GATGATATACAACCTGCAAACTGGACTGAAATTAGCAACGTACAAAGCGCCGGATGGGTGCTAATTGATACGGACTAGCATCATGAACATTCTAATCGGTTTATGTAGTACGAAGCTTAGGAGTAGGATATGGCGAGCACTTATTCAAAATTAAAAATTGAACTTATAGGTACTGGCGATCAGTCAGGTACTTGGGGTACAACTACTAACAATAATCTAGGCTCGTCTTCTACTTATCGCGGGCTTGAGCAGGCTATTGTGGGTATGGCTACGCTTGAGACAGCCGACTTTACGGCAAACTCTTATACATTGCCGTATACCGATAGTAACGACGATCAAGATTTTCGCTGCTTGGTATTAAATATTACGGCAACTCTTAGCGGTGCAGGTACTGTAATTGTTCCGGCGATTCAAAAGCCCTACATCGTAATTAATAACTCGGCAGGTGGGTACGCTGTTACCGTAAAAGTATCTGGACAAACAGGAGTTTCGGTTCCTAACGGAGCTAAAGTACTACTCTATAACGACGGTACGGATGTAGGCACTGCTATTACCTATCTAACTTCATTAACGCTTGGTTCTGCGTTACCTATAGCATCCGGTGGAACAGCCGCAACAACCGCATCGGGGGCAAGAACGTCACTTGGTGCGACTACCGTAGGCTCTAACTTCTTTACGCTGACTAATCCATCTGCAATCACTTTCCCAAGAATCAATGCGGATAACTCTGTTTCAACGCTCGATGCAGCAACGTTCAGAACGGCGATTGGAGCAGGAGTTGGAAGCGTATCTTCCGTAGCTCAGTCTTTCACGGGTGGTCTTATATCCGTTGGAGGCAGTCCCATAACATCAAGCGGTACGTTGGCTTTAACCGTTGCTGGTACTTCCGGTGGGATTCCTTATTTCTCAAGCGCATCTACCTGGGCTTCTTCAGGCGCACTGACTGCAAACGCACTAGTTATTGGTGGTGGAGCGGGCCTCGCCCCGTCAACGACGACTACGGGAACCGGGGTTTTAACCTTCTTGGGCACTCCCTCATCAGCAAATCTTGCCGCTGCCGTTACGGATGAAACGGGGTCAGGGGCATTGGTTTTTGCTACAAGCCCAACGTTAACCACCCCTAATCTCGGTACGCCAACTTCATTAACGCTGACTAATGCTACAGGGCTTCCCCTGTCAACCGGTGTCACGGGTGCACTCCCCATCGCTAATGGAGGAACCGGCCAAACAACTAAAACAGATGCGTTTGATGCTTTGTCGCCTACCACTACCAAAGGAGACCTCATTGTTTCCAACGGTAGCGATAATGTACGTTTAGGCGTCGGAGCAGATACCTATGTTCTAACTGCTGATAGCACTCAGGCTACAGGCGTTAAGTGGGCCGTAAGCGGTGGGAGTATGGTCTATCCAGGTGCAGGCATACCTAATAGCACTGGGTCCGCTTGGGGTACGTCTTATACGACAACAGGATCAGGTACGACTGTTGTTCTGTCTGCTGGTACGCCTTCGTTTAGTTCCAACATAAGCGTGAACAGTGTTTCTGTAGGGCGCGGGAACAATAACAGAACTACTAATACAGCGGTCGGCACAAGTGCCCTTAATGCCATTACTACCGGGGATTACAACACTGCTGTCGGGTATAACGCTTCAAAGGCTAATACAAACGGCATCTCTAATGTGGCTGTTGGTGAAGGTGCGTTAGAGTTTGCAACTTCAGGTGACTATAACGTAGCGGTAGGTAGTGGCGCGTTAGGAAACGGTACTGGCCCCGATTCTAACGTAGCGATTGGCGGTACACCTCTTTTAAGTTGCACAGGTGCTGCCAACATAGCGATTGGTTTTGGTGCAGGGCAGGCAGGTACTTCCATTAACGATAACGTCTTTATAGGTCTTAACGCCGCCTACTCTATTACCACCGGGGATAACAACGTTGTTATTGGTAGTCAGGCTGGGTATAACGTAACTGCGCTCACAACCGGCAGTAACAACATCATTCTGGGGTACAACGCCTACTCTACGTCTGCCTCAGTAAGCAATGAGATTACGCTAGGTAACTCCAGTATTGCCACACTCCGATGCCAAGTGACAACTATCACGTCGCTGTCAGATGCTAGGGACAAGAAAGATGTTCAAGACATCCCAGCAGGAATGGCTTTTATCAACCGGTTACGCCCTGTTTCTTTTGTTTGGAACATGCGTGATGGTGGGAAAGTAGGTATCCCTGAGTTTGGATTCATCGCTCAAGAACTTCAGCAAGCCCAGAAAGACGCTGGGGTCACAGTGCCTAATTTGGTGCTGGATACCAATCCTGAAAAACTTGAGGCTAGTCCAGCGACGTTGATTCCCGTGCTAGTTAAAGCAGTCCAAGAGTTATCGGCAGAACTAAAAGCGGTTAAAGCAGAACTTGCTGCACTGAAAGGGTGAGCATGATTAATTACGTAAGACGTGTAAAAGAACTCTACACATTGCCGCAGCAAAACGGCCAAGCAAATGTTGTCGTACAGGTTCTATTCAGTACTACGGGAACTGATACGGAAAATCCACAGGCCACAGCTACTGCAATAAATTCGCTTGTTTTTGAGTATACGGGCGGGGATTTCACACCTTTTGATCAACTTACAGAAGCGCAGGTGCTGTCTTGGGTGGAGAATGAAATGCCACCGTCTATGAGAGACATTATTGTCAGGAAGATTGAAGTTGAGATCCGGCGCAAGTTAACGCCCGTCGTTAAGCCCCAGCCCCAGCAACTTCCTTGGGAGTAAGTCATGGCTTGGTCAGACGTTCTCAAAGCAATCATCCCAATTGTTGTAGCAGCACTGGCTTGGTTACTTGGTCAGGTGGCTAGCTTTAGTGAACGACTTACCAAGATCGAGGGGCAGATGCCTGCCTTAATTACCCGTGAAGGGGTGCCGACTGACAGTCCAATCTCTGCTGAGAAACGTGCTTTGCAGAAAGAACAACTGATGCAACATATCAACGAGTTGCAAGTCAAAGTGCGTTTGTTGGAAGAACGCGAAAAGATGGGGAAGAAGTAATGTTTGAACTGCTTGGTGGTGGTTTACTCGGCTCTATCTTCGGTGGCTTATTCCGGCTTGCGCCTGAAGTCTTAAAGTTCTTGGATAAAAAGAACGAACGCCAGCATGAGTTGAGTATGTTCCAGCTTCAGACCGACCTCGAAAAAATGAGGGGTGAGTTTAAGATGGAGGAGAAGTATGTTGACTACTCTATCCAGCAGATGGATACAATTAAAGAGGCGTTTAAGGAACAGGCTCAGACTGCTAAAGAGGCAGGATGGCTTGCAAGTTTCATCACTGCTATTACACGCCCCGGTCTTACTTGGATTGCATTTGGCGTATATGTGGCTGTTAAAGTCGCGGGGCTAACGATTGCTTTTCAGACCAATGCTAACTGGGCTGAAGTCCTAACCAAGAGTTATGACGAGGACGACTTTGCTATGCTGAATATGATGCTTACGTTCTGGTTTGTAGGACGTTCTATAGAGAAGTACAATAAAGGTGGATAGCTGTGGAAGCCTTGATCGATTCCCTCGCAAGGGTTTGGTTCTTGGGGGTTGCGCTTGTTGGCGTGGCCGTCTATGCCGTGACTATCAAGACGCGGCTTGATTATTTGGAGAAGGATCACGATAGGCAAATCCATGCGCTGTGGGAACATGTTAATAGGCTAATCAAAGAGAAATCCAGTGAATGAGGCTAAGAAGCTTTGCAAAGATGTACTCATTAAGCCCTTTGAAGGGCTAGCAAAGCGTTTGCCTGATGGACGAGTTAAAGCCTATCCCGATCCCGGTACCAGAGGACATCCTTGGACCATTGGCTGGGGGGCAACCGGACCCAGCATCAACCCAGATACGATTTGGACGATTGAGCAGTGCGAGGATGCGCTGGATCACCATGTGGAGTATTTTGTTCGTGGTCTGGTAAAGATGTCGCCAAGTATTCAGAAGGCTCTGCCCAGACGCATTGCCGCTGTGACAAGCTGGGTCTACAATTGTGGCTTGGGGAACTACCGTGTTTCCACCTTCAAAAAGCGTATTGATGCGGGGGACTGGGATGGTGCAGCCGATCAGTGCATGTTATGGAATAAAGCTGCCGGTCGTGTTCTTCCCGGACTCACCCGCCGACGTGCGGCTGAAGCGGCGTTGATGAGGTAACTATGCCATTTCTCAAACTTAATTTCCGTCCAGGGGTTAATCGAGACCAAACCAGCTACTCAGGTGAAGGCGGTTGGTACGAGTGCGACAAGATCAGGTTTTTCTCTGGGTACCCACAGAAAATTGGTGGATGGGCTAAGTACACGCCTATATTCTTTTTTGGTGTGTGTAGGCAGCTATTTAACTGGATTACATCCTACGCTGATAATTTATTAGCTCTTGGTACAAACAATCACGTATACATAGAAACCGGCGGGCAGTACTACAACATTACCCCACTACGCACAACAACTACTAACACGGCAACTTTTGCCGCTGTAAACGGGTCTTCAACAATTACGGTCACAGATGCTGGACACGGCGCAAATACAGGAGATTTTGTCACTTTTAGTGGGGCAGCTAGCTTAGGCGGGAACATAACCGCTAATGTTCTTAACCAAGATTACGAGATAACTAAAACAGGGGTTAACACCTACACGATTGAGGCTAGGTCTAGTACAAACCTAAATTCAATTACTTTAGTAACCGCCAACTCATCAGATTCAGGTAATGGCGGGGGTGCAGTAACTGCTAAGTATGGGATTGCTTCGGGTTACGCTTCAACAACTTACGGTTATGGATGGGGTGCTGGTGGTTTTGGGTTATCTGCCTGGGGGCTAGGCGGCGCTGTACCCGTATCTTTACAGCAACGTGATTGGTGGTTTGATAGTTTTGACAATGATCTTGTTATGAATATTCGTAACGGGGCCATTTATTATTGGGAGCGTGGGTCTTTAGCAAGTGCTTCTACAGCGCTAAATACGAGGGCAGTGTTGCTATCTTCGCTGTCAGGAGCTGCGAGTGTTCCAACACTAGCCATGCAAGTACTTACAGCCCAGAACAATAAACATTTATTAGCTTTTGGTTGTCAACCCTACGGTGGTGCGGCTACCGACTTTGATCCCTTGCTTATTCGTTGGGCTAATCAGGATGAACCCCAAAACTGGGCACCCGCTACTACAAATTCTGCTGGGTTTGTTCAGGTATCCCGTGGGTCTAGGATCGTAAGAGCGTTTGCTACAAGGCAGGAAATATTAGTTTGGACTAACGCTAACCTTTATTCTTTGCAATACCTTGGGACTACGGATGTGTTTGGTTTGCAGGAAATCGCAGACAATATTTCCATCATGTCATCCAGAGCCGTAGCGTCAGCCAATAATATTATTTACTGGATGGGGCAAGATAAGTTCTATGTGTATTCTGGACAGGTGCAGACACTGCCTTGTACTTTGCGGCAATATGTATTTCAAGACTTGAACTATAACCAAGTCGATCAAATCGTGTGCGGTACTAATGAGGGCTTTACTGAAATATGGTGGATGTATCCCAGTGCAAATTCAAACTGGAATGATCGCTACGTCATATTCAATCACCTAGAAAACGCTTGGTACTACGGCACTATTGATAGGACTGCGTGGCTAGATACAGCGCTAAGAAGTTATCCAGCGGCTTGTTTAACTGAAGAAAACGCTACGGTTGGATATTTGTACAACCAAGAATACGGCATAAATGACGGTGATGCTGCGATGGCTTCATATATACAGTCATCAGATTTTGATCTAGGTGATGGCGAGCAGTTCATGCTCACAAGGCGGCTTTTACCTGACTTTAATTTTACCAACTCAACAGCTTCCACACCGTCAGTTACGGTAACTATGAAGCCAAAACGTTTTTCTGGTAGTGCGTATGCGAATACAGCTTCTGATTCTCAAGACGTTAATTCGTCTGTAGCAACGTTAGATGAGTATACGGAGCAAGTGTTTATACGTGCTAGAGGAAGACAAATGGCTTTGAAGGTTGAGTCTGATGGGCTGGGTGTGCAGTGGCAGTTAGGTTCGTTGCGTCTTGATGTTAGACCAGACGGGAAACGATAATGTCGTTTTTTAATTTTAACGCCCCGCCACTACCGCTACCTTCGCCGCAGTATGACTACAGGCAGTTAAACGAATTAAACAGGGTGCTACGTCTATACTTTAATCGTGTAGATACTTTTGTACCCCCTCACGGATCGTTTTACGACACTACGGATCAAACTGCGGCATCTACTACTACAGCGTACCCAATAACATTTAACACTACAGATTTTGCAATTGGCGTTGGCGTTGCGGATAACTCAAAAATAACAGTAACAAACTCAGGTACTTACAATATACAATTCAGTTGCCAATTAGCTAATAATAGTAATGCCCCCCAAGACATTGATATTTGGTTTCGTCGTAATGGTACAGACATTTCCAACTCAAATAGCCGGTTTGGTTTATCGCAAAGAAAATCTGTAGGTGACCCTTATCATGTTGTTGGGGCACTTAACTTTTTTGTTACTTTAAATGTCGACGATTACATCCAGCTTATGTGGTGTACAAGTAGTATAGATGCCTACATAGAACATTACGCTGCTGGAACTTCTCCAACTAGACCTGCTATACCTTCAATTATTGCAACAATCGCGTGGATTACTGCGTGAGGTGACTTATGCCATTAGATAGAGGAACTAACATATATACCGATCCCGAAGAAGATTTGGGGTCGATACCGTATTCAGAAACGCCTGAAGGTATAGTTAGATCGTTGTATACCTCTGTGCTTGGTAGAGCACCCGATCAAGGTGGTCTTGATTATTGGACTGACTTGTACTCGCGGGGGATACTGTCTTTACCAGACATTACTAAGTATTTCCAAGATTCCGCAGAAATTGCCCCAATGTTTCAGGGCGGCTTTGACGTAAACAAAGATAGAAATATCAGTGCGGAAGAACGTCAGGCTTATCTTAATTCTTTACTTGCGGCACAAGATACACCTGCTGGAGCTGGTGCTGGTGCTGGTGCGGGTGCGGGTGCGGGTGCTAACGCGCAGCGTGCGATAGATGCAAGTCAAAATCCCCCAGCCCCAACAACATTACCAGCGGATACAACGCTTGCTGCACGTACCTATAACGGGGTTGTTTACAACACAGTTGCCGAAGCTGATGCTCAGAGGGCTTTAGATATAGCTAAAAATGCTGGGAGTTCATCAGACCCTACGCTTGCTGGGCGTAGCGGGGATACTCGTCTAGGTGGTGAAGATACATCTGCTGGTGGTGAAGATACATCTGCTGGTGGTGAAGATACATCTGCTGGTGGTGGAGGTAATAGTACGGTTAGTGGTGGAGGTAATAGTACGGTTAGTGGTGGAGGTAATAGTACGGTTAGTGGTGGAGGTAATAGTACGGTTAGTGGTGGAGGTAATAG